TTGGAAGGACTTTCCGTACCTTCCAAAGTCTGCCTTGTGTGCAAGCATAATGCTCCTTGGTCTCGCACTTATAAATATAACACTCTCAACTTAAAAGTCAAGGCGAGTTAGAAGTTTTTTTTGCTCTTGACGATGCCTAACTATTTCATTGACTTAGAGCCGCGACACTTCCACTTCTTTCGGGATAGTGCGTTGGCGCAAGGTGGATTCTTACATTTCTTGATCTTAGCGGATCGTGCGCAGTAAGCATCACCCTTGGCTGTGCCGGGTCGAATACGATCACCGCCACCCTTGGCTTTGCCAGCTTGACCATAAGAGCGACATTTACCATTTACGCGCTTAGCAAAGCGTTTTCCCTTTGCTGGCTTACAAGGCTTCTTCTTTTTTTCATCAATAAGTGCCTCGTATTCTTCTTTAATTATTTGTCTGATGTATTCTTCGGTAAATTGCATAGTATCGCCCTCGCTATAATTAGTCACTTCTTGCCCTTTGCTGACTTCTTGCCCCAAGACTTACCGCGACCGCGTTCTCCGCAGGCACTAGGGGTTGGGCGACAAGATGGGTATTTAGAACGCTTCTCACCACTCTTGCGACCACAAGAACTGCACTTCTTTCTACCAGTCTTCTTGTCCTTACGACAAGTGTTGCAGTCTACCCAGCCAGATGAGGATCCCTTTCCTCCCTTACGCTTGAACCAGTCTCTTAGGCTTGATTCTTTGCTTGATTCAGAGCCCGCCTTTTTCTTTTTTTTTTCGGTGAGGACAGCGCGGTACTCTTCTTGAATTACCTGTAACAAGTAATCGTCTAGTTCTAAGCCTTCGTTCTTTTTCTTGGACTTGTTGCCCCAGTTTGCAGCGCCGACTTTGCGACACTTAACGAGAGCCCCAGAGGCATAAGCAGAAGGCCACACGTCATAGCGAGCGCGAACCTTGTGGTAGCAAGCGTCTTTCTTGCCCTTTGATTTCTTCTTTTTGCGCTTCTTGCGTTTCTTTCTTTTTTCATCAAGCTGGTCTTCCTCTTCGTTTAAGAAGCTTAGAAGGTTTTCTTCGTCAAGTTCGTATAAATCGCCGTAGTAGTGGGAATCTTCTTCTCCAACCTCACGACCTGAAAGGTATTCTTGAAAATGTTCTTCCGAGATCTGACCGACATCAGGGAGCCCAGAGATCTCTTCACGAGATCTATACTTTCCGTCCTGTCCGTCTTTTTGACCTAGCTGAAAGAAGAAGTCCTTCTTGTCCATAAACTTTGAGAATTGATTTTCCATTTACTACACCTCGGTAATAAATAGTATCAACTCTCGTTACACTCTCTAGAGATCTTGTTCAAGAAAGTCTTTAGTTCTTCCCAGTTTAATTCTCCAAAGCCGTCTTCCATCATTAGCTTTAGTAGTTCGGTCTTGTTGAAGTCACACTCAAAGTTCTCAAGCGAGTAATCAATTGTCTGCTTACCCTGAACCGAGATAAGAGGAGCATACAACTGCATCATCTTGTAGTTGTGCTCAATTAGAGACTTAGATTCTTGAATGTTCTTATAGACTTTTAATTTTGAGTCTATGTTCTCGCAGTATTCCACCAATTCATCGATTGTAATCGTTCGATCTTCACCCATGAAAGGCAGCTTTGTAGCAATTGTTTTCATACCAACACGAGGAACTCCCGGTAAATTGTCGCTGGCGTCTCCGTCCATTGCGCGAGCAAGAGCCATGTTGGTTGGATGAACGCCCATGCTCTCAATTACGGTCTTCTTTGTCTCGATCTTGTCTGTTGTAGGTCGATACACAACAGTCTCTTCATCACATAGCTGTAGAAAGTCTTTGTCGTTTGAGACAATGACCTTTTGCCACCCATCGTAGTGTTGAGAATTACAGACATACGAAATGATGTCGTCCGCCTCTACTCTCTCAAGCATAAGCTGGATAATCGGCATTTGATTAAAATAATCAATCGTCCGCATCTGCTGCCACAACTTATTCTGCAGTTCTTCATTCTCGGTTAAATTATGAACAGCACGATTTAGGCGCAAAGGTTTGCGCCCTTCCTTATAATTGGAATCAAGAGACTTGCGCTTTTGAGAACCATTTGGTCCGTCCCAACAGATCACAATCTCGTTTGGCTTGGTGATTCTCACCAACTTTTGTAGGATCTTCATCGATCCCTTGATTCCACCGATAGGCTGTCCGTGATTGGACAGGCTCGGATCAACGATAAACGCCCTCAAGAACATGTTGAGGGCGTCAATAACTAGCACACGCTTCATGCAATACCTCCACCCTTAATGTAACAGGGTGGAGGCTCGCTGTCAAGAGGCTTTGTCTACTTCATCGTCTACTTCATAGCCATGTCTTCTCTTTACTATGTTAGTAACAACTTCTCTGGACAAACTTTGTTCTCTGGCGATAGATCTCAGAGACCTTCCTTCTACATGCTGCGCTCTAATCAAATCAATAAGCCCCTGATCTCTGACCGATGGTGGTTTTATCTTTTTCATTGATTCGGAGATCTTCTTCTTTACTTTCTCTGCGTGCTTCTTGCCTATGTGCGCTTGACGCATCTTATCTTTGGTCTCTTGCGACATCTTCTTGCCTAGATGGGCTTGGCGAATCTTATCTTTAGTCTCTTCGGAGTGTGTCTTACCAGCGAAGGCACCGATGTGACCCTTTAGAGATTCAGAGATCTTTCTCTTGGTCTCTTCTGAGTGCCTATACCCAAGCCGCGTTCCTGCGGTCGGGCACATGTTGTACTCCGGCTTTCTGCTGTCCATGTGGTATTGCTCTCTGGCTATCAAGTCTTCTTGTCTACATTCTTCAAACAAGTAGAAGCGGAAGCTGTCTTCGCCATGTTTGTTCCAAGAATTTTGCAGGATGATAGAGTGATGCTTGCCCCTCCTCAATAGGTTTAGGTGCTTGTTCATCCTCTTATCAACATTATTTGAACTGCCTATGTAGATCTTATTATTATTGGTATTCTCAATAAAGTAAACGCCACTATTCATTGTTTTTTCCTTTACAATAAATAGTGGCGTTCAAGATAAAAACTCTTACTTTTTATGTTACTTCATAAAAGTCTGATGCTTCGCCTTCGCGCTTCTCAAACTTCTGGATCACCACTTCATCCATAAAGTCATAAACATGCTGTCTGAACTCTGGGTCGGACTTCATTACCTCAACCCACTTACTAGGTTGGAACTTTTTGGAGTAACCATTGTGTTCAAGTGTGTACCAAGAACCGGAGACACTCATAAAACCCTTGAGAGCCTCAAATAAACTCTCTGTACATTGAACACCGATGTTGTCTGTGCCCCAAAGAATACGGAAAGTACAAGTTCTACCCTGCGTACCAAAGCGAGACTTTTCTAACTTTACCTTGACCTCGGATCCAATACGGAAACCATTTTCATCATTGACGTATGCTGCCTTACTCTTGCGACCTGTAAGCCAGACACGAAGAGAATAAGAGTAATGCATCGCCTTACCACCGGGAGTGATGTAAGGAGTTGTCATAGCAATCTGACGAGCCATCGGTCCCTGTGGAATGTTGGTCTTTAACTGATTGAGAACAAGGAATGTTGCACGCTTGTCTGCTAGAGGCACGATTAGTTTAGACATACCCTTAGCAAGAATACGTGCCTTTGTTGCGACTGAAGATTGTGGGTTGAAATCGCCTTCAACATCTGAGATAGATGGTGTGAATGCGAGAGAGTCCCAGATAAAGAGCATCTTATCATCGGTTGCCCCTAGAATTTCTTCTATTGTCTCAAGCACAAATTCAACAGATTGCGCCTGAACATACATCATGGTTCCAAGATCGCAGCCCGCCTTCTCCAAGAAAGTTGGATCAATTGCAGACTCTGAATCAAAATAAACAACCCCGATACCCATCTTCTGTGCGTTGGCGGCACATTGGGCAGCGAGGAAGGACTTGCCTGTTGCCTCAAGTCCTGCAAGTTCTGTTACCTTACCAACTGGAATGCCTGCGTACTTGCCCTTGCAGATAATAGAATCAAGCCAGCGTGATCCTGTTGGGATCCACTCCTTGACCTCTGTTGGGTTGTCTTCTCGTAGGTCGTGAGCGACATTGCGACCTGCCTTTTTATTTATCATCGCTCTAAGGTCAGACATAGATACACGTCCAGCCTTAGCTTTTGCTTTAGCCATTAAGTTCTC